TGGACTTGAAGATGCTGAAAAGTTGCTGAATGATTTAAAAGACTTAGAGAAAAAAAGAGATACTTTAGAAGCTGCTGACCAGCAACTTGGTAATATAGTTAATACTATTTCGGCTACTAAAAAAACAGCCGTTGCTCTAAAAGAAGCTAATACAATAGGATCAGCCTTAAATCCAGCTGCAGCTGCTATATCAGTTGTTCAAGAAAAATTACAAGAAAAAATAGAAAAAGAAATTGAAGATGTAAAGTCTGCTAAGGATGCTATAAAACCAGCAGTAGATGGGTTAAGAGATTTCATTGGAAATACTAAGAAAAAATTATCTAAAGCTATCGCAGATAAGAAAAAGAGAGAACAGCTTAAAAAAGATAGAGAAGAAGCTTTGAGAAATTAGAATTAAATTAAAAATGTTATATTTATATAAAATAGGAGTTAGTAATGGCAAAGACAAGTAAAATAATCTCATTAATAAAAGAAATTGTCAGGCAAGAAGTTAAAAAAGAAGTCCAGCAGATATTTATTAGTGAGGGTATAAAATCCATGACCAATGGTGTTCCACTTAAAGAAGAGAGGGCTATGGAAGTTTTACCAGAAAGAAAAGTTGAGCCCAAAGAAAAAGTTCAATATACTAAGAATCCCGTATTAAATAATATCTTAAATGAAACTGCTGGTGGAGAAACGGACGAGTATCCAACTATGGGCGGCAATACGTTTGATAGTTCCAAAATGGCAGAGGCTATGGGGTATGGTGGTATGATGGGTAGTGCTGAAGAAAAAAGAAAGGTGTCAGCCATACAAACAGCACAAGCAGCAGGTGCTGATACATCAAATAAAGCAGTTCAAGATGTAATGGGTGATTTAACAAAAGATTATAGGGGTGTGATGAAAGCTTTAAATAAAAAAGATGGTAAGATATAATGTCAACTCTTGAAAAAGATTTAGATCCAAATGTTTTTATAGGTGTATCGCTACCCCTAACTCACGGAACTGAAGGATTTTTCTCAAAAACAAAAACAACATTAGATCAAGCTCGTTCTAATATTAAAAACCTTTTGCTAACTATAAAAGGCGAGCGATTAGGAAATCCTACATTTGGAAGTAACCTATATAGAGTTTTATTTGAGCCAGATGATGGAAATATTGGAAGTAGTATAGAAGAGACTATAAGAGAAGCTATGGGTGAATGGTTATCTTATATAAACATAGAGTCTATAAATGTAACTACAAGTGGAGAATTTGATAATGCAGTAAATGTTCAAATAAAATTTACTATAAACATAGATCAAAAAGTTGCTCAATTGGATTTAAATTTAAAAAAGGGTGATTTAAGCGTAGAAGATGGAGTTAACATAGATACTACATTTAATGAAGATACGGGTGAATATGAAAATGTAAATGACTTTGAAGTAAATCCATTCTACGACTTTTAACGGAGATAATAAATGCCTTATTCAGTTTCTAAAAAATCAGTAAAAGAAGTTAGATATTTAAATAAAGATTTTTCTTCATTTAAAGCAAATCTAATTGAGTTTGCTAAAGTTTATTTTCCAAATACATATAATGATTTTAATGAGTCGTCTCCTGGTATGATGTTTATAGAAATGGCATCTTATGTTGGCGATGTTCTATCTTACTATATAGATAATCAATTTAAAGAAAGTTTATTGGCTTTTGCCGAAGAAAAGAAAACCGTATATAATATGGCACAATCCTTCGGATATAAGCCAAAAGTTTCTTCTCCATCTTCAGGTATAATAGAAGTATTCCAAACAGTGCCTGCTATATCATCAGGAACAGGAAATAGTTTCGTAACAAGACCTGATTTAAGATATGCTGTAAAAGTTAATGCTGGTGGAACTATGGGATCAAATACAGGAATTAATTTTAGAACAGTAGAAGATATAAATTTTAAATTTTCAAGCTCTTATGATCCGATGACTGTTTCTGTATATGAGAGTGCTGATAATGTTCCTGCAACTTACTTACTTAAAAAAACAGTTAAAATTGAAAGCGGAAATACAGCAACAGAATTTTTTACGTTTAATGCTGCTGAAAAATATTCTAGAATTAAATTATCTAATGTGGGAGTAACGGAAGTTATTTCTTGTACAGATGACGATGGTAACGATTGGTATGAGGTTGGTTTTTTAGCACAAGACACTGTATTTCAAGATATGGAAAATACAGAACTGAATGATCCTGGACTATCTTCTTATGCTGACCAGTCTCCTTATTTGATGAAGTTATTAAAAACTTCTAGAAGATTTGTAACCTTTATAGCTACTGACAATAGAACAGAGATTAGGTTTGGAGCTGGTATATCAGATTCTCCTGATGAAGAAATCGTTCCTAATCCGAATAGCGTAGGTTCTAGTTTGCCCGGTTCACCTTCATATCTAAATACTGCATTTGATCCGGCTAATTTTTTAAATACAAAAACTTATGGACAAGCGCCATCCAATACAACATTAACAATTACTTATAGATATGGTGGTGGGGTAGATCATAATGTTGCAGCTAACACCATACAAAAATTAGCTTCATTTAATCTTACCTTAGATGATACAGGCTTAAATGCTGGATTAGTTGCTACATCAAAGAGTTCCTTAGCAGTTAATAATCCTGATCCTACTTCAGGCGGTAAAGGTGCTGAGAGTGTAACTGAAGTTAAACATAATACATTAGCTTATTTCCAAGCACAACAGAGAGCCGTTACTAAGGCTGACTATATAACAAGAGTGTATGCTATGCCACCAAAGTATGGTAATATAGCAAAGGCCTATATAGTGCAGGATTCTCAAATTGATCCTTCTGCTGGCACAATAGGAAATACAGGAGTAGCAGCTAAGAGAATTGAAAATCCATTAGCTCTTAACTTATATATTTTAGGATTTGATGCTAGTAAAAGCTTAGTCGCTGTAAATCAAGCAGTAAAATCAAATATACAAACTTACTTAACTCAATTTAGAATGATTACAGATGCTGTCAATATAAAAGATGCTTATGTTATTAATGTAGGGGTTAAATTTAATTTACTTACAAAAACAGGATATAATAAAGAACAAGTAGTTTTACAGGCTATAGAAAGAGTTAAAGAGTTTTTCGATGTGGATAAATGGCAAATCGGACAGCCTATAGTATTGGCTGATTTAGCCTATCAAATTTCTCTAGTAGACGGAGTTTCAGCAGTCGTTCCGCCTGAGGATGTAGATCCTGAATCAAGCACTAACGACAGACCGCCGGTTACTATAGTAAATAAATCTTCTAAATCTGCGGGTTACTCTGGTAATATATATGATATAAAAACGGCTACTAAGGAAGGAGTTATTTATCCATCTATGGACCCAAGTTGTTTTCAATTAAAATTTCCAACTATCGATATCGAAGGTAGAGTAGTTGGTGACTCAGCGGGAGGTTAATAATGCATTACTTTATTTATCCAGACTCAGACACTACATTATATTCCGCATCAGGAAGTATGAATACTGGTTTAGATGAGATACTAGAAATAAGAAAAGATGTTGATGATAGTGGAGTTAAGACTAAAGTTTCGAGAATATTGATGAAATTTGATTTAGCTTATATATCACAATCAATCGACAGAGGATTGATTACCAATCCAAAGTTTTACTTAAATTTATATGATGCTAATCCAACAGATTTATCCGTCAGTCAGTCTATATGGGCTCATCCTGTCAGTCAGAGTTGGGATGTCGGAGAGGGATTTAGATTCGATAGTCCAACAACTACAGATGGAGCGAGTTGGAATTATAGAACAAGCGAAACTGCTGAAGATTGGTGGTTAGAAGCTTCTGCTAGTTTATCAGGTTCTGTTGCGCAGGGTGGAACTTTTTATAGTAATGTATACGCTTCACAGTCATTTAGTTATGGTTCTCAAGATATGAGAATGGATGTTACTCCTATTGTAAATAAATGGTTAGATTTAACTTATACAAACGAAGGATTTATTTTAAAGAGGTCTGGTAGTTTAGGTAACGGTGCGGCTGAAGCTGCATCATTCATATCCGGTTCGGGCGAAGAAGGAGATAAGAAAAAATATGGTAACTTTTCTTTC